ATAATTGATTGTACAAAATCTCTTGCTCTTGCTCCATATCCTGAGTAAGTGTCAATTGGACAGCTTACTACTAATGTAGGTTTGCTCATAACTAGTATATTAATTTATGTGTGATATATTTTTTTGGTCTGTCTGTTACTTTTATTAGATCAAATCTAGATCTTGGAGTAAACTTTTCAAATGTTTCATCCATTGCATCGATAACGTTTGTACACATTTGACGTGCCGACATTCCTGATTCATCTGATGTTACCCATTCTCTAGCTGCCAATCCTCTTCTATCTCTTTCCTCTTTACCTAAGTTGTAAACCTCTTCTAAAGCTTTTGCAACGTCTTCTGGTGCACATCTATCGTCGTAGATGTATGGAGTTGGAACTGATCCTACTAAAGATATGTTTGAAGGATAGACTGGCACTGCCCACTCTCCATGCTCTTTGTAAGTACCTCTATGATTAGAAGGAAAGTCTGGAGTGAAGTCGATCCACTTACCATTCTCATCTGTAAATCTCATCTGATCTTGCATACCACCTGTAGTGTTTGCTATAATCATTTTACCTGCCATCATAGTTTCAGTTAACGATAATCCCCATCCTTCGTTTGAAGTAATAAGCATTCCAACGTCTGCTACATTATAAAGTAAATTCATCTGAGGAGTATCTAATCTCTCTTGGGAGAAAAATACATTAACATAACTATCATCACAAATAGCTTCTCTTACTGCGTAAAGGTCTGTACCATTTTCATCTACAGCTTGTGTATGCATTACTAGAGCACATTTCTTAGCTTTTTCTTCTCCGATCATATCGCAGAACATTCTATAAGATAAAATTACGTCTCCTGGAGATTTTCTTCTAATGTTTCTTGAATTAAAGAATGCTACGAATTCTATATCTTTTCCTTGGAATAGATTCTTTTTAAACTCACCTAGTGCTTGTAATTGCTCTACAGAAGTCATTGGGAAGAAGTGCTCGTGATTGATTCCGTGAGGAACATACTTGATAATCTTATCTGCAGCTTGCTCTCCTAAAACTATTTCATTAATATTTTTAGTTTGTTTTGAGATTGCCATTAATAAATCACATGACTCGTAGTATGGTTTGTTATAAAGAGGTGCTGGATAGTCATCCCAAATGTTTAAGTACATTAAAGGAATTTCATTTCTAATCTCTCTTTCGATTTCAAATAACCATACCCAATATCTTGGATCAGTAAAGATAAAAATAGCATCTGGTTTTTCCTGGGCTATTAGAGCTCTAACTTGCATTGCGTCTCCATATCCATTGTTAGGAAGAACTTTTACATCAGAATCTTCTAACCCTGTTAATCGATTCACCTCAGCTGAGATGTCGAAACCTTTTCCTGCCTCAGGATGGTTGATTGCTGCTCCAAGATTAATCCAGTTAAAGTGATGTGCTGTTCCTACAACAATCTCTCTGGCCATAGTTGCGATACCGGAATGCATCCTAATATCATCGCATAACAAAAGAATCTTTTTACGATCCTCTTTCTTAACATAACGAAATTTTTCTTTCATGTAACTATTTTAATTTAATATTTGTTTGTGTGTGAAGTTTTTGCTTGAAGCCCTCTTCTGTAAGGTACAAATAAATTGTTCTATCTACAAGCTTCTGTAGTGAAAATTTATGCCTTACGCATTGTTCTTTAAATTCTAATAGAAGATCCTCTTCTACTTTAACCGATGTTAATTTTTTAGTGTTCATAGTTTATATAATTATATGTATATATAAATATACTATTATCCCAAAACCCCTGCATGGCAATGTTCTGTACCTTTAAAGTCGCAGAACATACAGTTTGATCTTGAAGGTGTCTTGTCATACTCCTTATCAATATATTGTCCGTTGCTATCAAAAGCATCATTGATAAACTTTGTAAGTGCTGTAGTGGCCTGACCTCTTTTGATCTTTCCTGAGGGTGGTACAAACTCTTGAACTCTTCTACCCATTGCTGGAAATTCTGGATTGGCTGGAACCTTTCTCTTTACAATAAAGTACTTTACATCTACCTTTTCTACATCAATATTAAATTGTCTTGCTAGAAATTCTTTATACAAAAGTAATTGTGCTAACTTTTTATCATCCTTCTTTGCCCAATCATTCCATCCTGATGTGGATGTTTTAATATCGAGAATGATGTACTTGTCATCCTGTTGATCGTAAAGAACAATATCAATATATCCTTTAAAGAAAACATTGTCAGCTATTTTATGTATCAATGGAATCTCAACTCCTACTAGCTTATAGTACTTAGTTCCAAAGTAACTAGAGCGTTTCTTACGAACGTACTGTAATATCTCAACTCCATCACTATGAAACTCAGAAAGTTCCTCAGAAGTAGAAAAATGATTTCCATACTTTTCTTTCTCTTGAGCATATATGCTGAATAACTTTTCGTGCAGCATCTGTCCAAGATCCATTTCGTTTGACTTCTTTACAGTTCCTTCATACAGTTCTGTTAACCATTCCTGCATCACTTCGTGTACTGCTGTGCCAAAGACTGTGTGGATGGATGGCTTGTATTCCTGTAGTCCCTTGACATACTTAAGTGCCCATTGATGCGGACAGGTGTTGTATGATAAGGTTTGGCTATACGATATTGATTTGCTGATGTTGTAGTCTATAACTGGATTGGTGAAATCTCTTATCAGTCTTACCTGCTTAAGAATTTTCTTGGGCATCTTTTAGTCTTTTGATTTCTCTTTTTAAATACCACAATGCTTTTTCAAGCTCCTGGATTGTTTCGTCTTTCTTTCCAGCTCTTGAAATGTACTTGACAGTATTTCCTAAACAGAAACCTAAGTCCCATGCCTCAATAACTTTAATAGCTTCGTAGGGACTATCTTTTCCTCCGTAATGATTTGGGTGATTTACTAATTCTTTCTTTGGTCTTGGCTCGTCAATAGTAAAAATTGCTTCTCTCTGATTCATAATAACTAATTTATATAACTATAATATACAAAAAAAGGCCTGCGTATGCAAGCCTTATTTTAATTATTTTACAAATAGGTAGAGTGAAGTTGCTATTCCTACAAAGGTTCCTACCTTATATAAGAATGTTTTATTCCTCTGTCCTTTTAGTTCTTTTTTTAAATCATCAGTCATACCTTTATACTCTCCAATTTGAACATCTTTCTGTCCTATGATAAACTGATTGTTTTTATCTTTGTCTGTTAGAAGATTTATGATAGTATCTTTCTGTACTTCTCTTTCCTCTAGCTTTATAACTTTCTCTTGAGTAAGTTTTAATTCTACCTTGCATCCATCATAGCGAACTAAATCCTTTGCTGCTAGTCTTACTACTTTAGTTGGTAGAGTTACTTTCGTTGTATCTGTTTGTGAAAAAGAATTCAAGCTCAGCATTAGAAAACTTATCAACAGTATTAATTTTTTCATCTGTTTGTTTTTTTACAATTGTTATGGTATTATCTATGTGGTGTATTTCTTTTGTGATAGAAACTACATTTTCTTTTACTGAATCGATCTTAACATCGATTTGTTTATTAATTACTTGTGCTGAATCAATTTTAGTTTGGACTGATTCTATTCTAGCTTCGTATCCTTTAACGTCTGTTCTAATACTGTTTGTAGTAAATATATTATAACCTATTAATACAATTACTAAAACCAGTAAAATGTTTTGTTTATTTTGCAACATCTCTATCTCCTTTGTGTTTATCTAACTTATCCAATATCTGAGTAAGTAATTCGTTTTTTACAACACCTACCATTGAGGCATTTTTTAAAATAGAAATTAACTGGAACACTAGGAAGGGAGCCATAATAGTCTCACTTAGCCAACTTGTTCCAGTAAATCCTTTTTCTATTGTTAATATAGCTGAAAGCATTACTATCCAAAATATGAAAGTTTTTAGTACACTTAATGCTTTATAAGTTCTGAATCCTTCTCTTTTAACTCCAGCCCATACGCCAAAGAACCCATCAGCAAATATTACAAATGCTACTGAAAGGTATTGTTCGATGTTATCTGCTGTTAGATTCATAAAGTATGAACCTATAAATGCGCATGCTGTTGTCAATGATAATGTAATTAAAAGTGAAGTCTTCA